GTCATAAAATAAAAATCTAGAAAAGATTTTTATGATAGTATGTAAGTAGTCCAGAGGGATTTGATGTCTGTAATTCATGTTGAGTTAGATGGGTCTCAAGAAAACATCATTATTAATGCCGATTGGCGTTTCAGCGAGCTTTGCAAAAGCATGCCAGGCTCGAAGTATGACTCTTCTGTAAGTTGTTGGAAAGTTCCACTTTCCTGGTCCGCCTGCCTAGCCCTGAGAGCGATTTTCAAAGAACAGCTACAAATCGGTCCAGAACTAACTAAATGGGCTTCTAAAGAGCGTTCTGAGCGTATTGACGTGGTTATGTCTCTTAGAGACCTTGAGGCACTGCCCGAAGGCGAAGGCGATGAGGATTTGTTCCCTCATCAGAGGGCCGGAGTTAAATTTTTAGTATCAGCTAAACGAGCCTTGCTGGCAGACGAGCCAGGCCTAGGAAAGACGGCTCAGGCTATTAGGGCCATTAAGTATTTAAATGAAAACGAAGGCGGAGTGTCTCCATCTCTAATTGTCTGCCCTAACACGCTGAAAAAGAACTGGAGACGAGAATTTAAGAAGTGGTATCCAGAAGCAAAGGTTCAAGTTATCTCTGGCACGGCTAATAAAAGAAGAAAGCAATTCGAGGAAGAGGCCGATGTTTACGTAATTAACTGGGAGTCGCTTAGGACCCACTCAAAACTTCAGGGCTACGGTTCTATAGCTTTAGCAAGATGTCCTAAGTGCGGAGGACACGACGAGAGGGTTACCGAGAACAAGTGCGAAGTTCACGAGCGTGAGCTAAATAAAATAAACTTTAAGGCAGTAGTAGCCGATGAAATTCACCGCTCTAAAGACCCTGCGAGCAAGCAGTCAAGAGCATTGTGGGCCTCTTCTGCTGGTGCTAACTACAGATTTGCACTAACTGGAACTCCTATAGCCAACAACGTGCTCGACCTTTGGTCAATTTTGCACTGGCTAAATCCTGCAGAGTTTCCGGCCAAAACTAAGTGGATAGACCGAATGATTGACGTAATGTTAAATGCTTTCGGACAGATGCTGGTTTTGGGAGTCAAGCCTTCTATGCAGTCAGAATTTGATGCTTCTGTTCAGCCATACATGAGAAGAATGCTTAAGTCTAAAGTTCTCCCTTGGTTGCCAGAAATGATGTTTGAGCGTAGAGACGTAGAGATGTCCACAAAGCAGGCAAAGGCTTATAAGCAAATGCGGGACAACATGATTGCGGAACTTCAAGAGGGTTCTGCTGTAGTGGCTCCTAGCGTTCTAACCCAGACTCTGCGGCTTTTGCAGTTGGCCAGTTCTTTTGCAGAGATTACTTTGGAAGAGACTGGAGAGCAGAAAGTCATATTGTCGGAGCCTTCCTGCAAAATAGATGCTCTTATGGACGATATTAAAAATGGTGACTTTGGGGACGACTCGGTTGCAGTCTGCGCCAGTAGCCGACAGCTGCTAGAACTACTAAGTAAAAAGTTTACTGACCAAAAAATACAGCATGGAATGATTACTGGCGCTCAGAACGAAGAAGAGCGTCAGCAAGCTATTGATGATTTTCAGTCTGGAAAAATTAAGTGGATTCTTTTTACTGACAAGGCGGGGGGAGTAGGCGTAACCTTGACAGCGGCCCGTAGGCTTGTTATGCTTCAGAGGCCTTGGTCTCTTGTAGACCACAAGCAAGCATTAGACAGGGTTCACAGAATTGGCTCTGAAATTCACGATTCAATCATTGTCACCGATTACGTAACCGAAGGGACCATTGAAGAGCGTGTAATTCAGGTCCTCGAAACAAAAGCAGATAATTTCGAGCAAATTGTGAGAGACAAAGACAAACTAATAGAGATGCTTAAAGAAGATAAAGAGGGACTACTATGACAGAAACTCCATACAAGATTTCCAACAGCGAAATTCAGGTATTCAAGGATTGCCGAAGAAAATGGTGGCTTCAGTATTACAGAAATCTACAGCCCAAGAAGAAGGACTACACCGGAGCTTTGGCTCTAGGCTCTAGAATCCACGAAGCTTTAGATAGGTATTACTCCACCGGCCAAGACCTACTTGAGGCTCACACCGAGCTAGTCAATGAGGACATGCAGAAGCTCGTGGCAGAGTATAGAGACACCTACGACCTAGAGTCGGAAGCAGAGCTTGGAAGAATAATGCTTGAGGGCTACCTCCAGTGGGTAGACGAAGAGGGTATCGACTCCGATTTAGAAATGATTTCTACTGAAGAAATTATCTCTATGCCTCTTTTCGAGGGCAAAGTTGAGCTACAGGGAAAGCTGGACATGAGAGTGCGACGTCGTTCTGATGGCGTTCGTATGTTCCGAGACTTTAAAACTGTTGGAGGCTCATTTGCAGACTTTGGCAATCAGGCTCAGATGAACGAGCAGATTCTGACATACATGCTTTTAGAGCATGCTCAAAATAAGTCAGAAGAAGAGCGTTCAGAGGGCGGTATCTTCACCATGCTTAAGAAAGTAAAGAGAACAGCTAACGCCAAACCACCTTTTTATGACCAGATTGTAGTTAGACACAATGTATTCACCATGAGGTCCTTCTGGCAAAGAATACATGGAACAATTTCCGACCTTCTAAATGTCAAAGATTCCTTAGACAAAGGAGGAGACTCTAATTTTGTAGCATATCCACGTCCTACCAAGGATTGCAAGTGGAAGTGCCCATTTTTCACTATCTGTCCGCTAATAGACGACGGAAGTGCGGCTGAAGCAGCGATTAGTGAAATGTATGAGGTCGCCGACCCATACGCAAGATACAAAACCGAAGACGAAAAGAAAGGTAGCGAGTGATGTCAGACATTCAGCGCTCTCTAACTCTGATGGTCTACGGCGAATCAAAGGTTGGTAAGTCAACCTTTGCTGTCACCTCTCCGTATCCCCGACTAATGCTTGACGTTGAAGGTGGACACCGTTTCCTACCTATCAACGTTAAGTATTGGGACCCAATGCGTGAAGAACCCCCCATGCCAGATGGCAAGTGGGACACAGTTGTAGTAACAGTTCGTGACTACGACGTAGTTCTTAAAGCATTTCAGTGGCTCCAGTCAGGTAAGCACCAGTTCAAGTCCTTGATTATTGACTCCATCTCGGAGCTTCAGGTCAAGTGCATGGACAACATTGCAGGTACAGAGCAGATGAAGATGCAACAGTGGGGCGAGCTACTTCGCCACATGGGTGCACTTCTACGTGACCTCCGTGACCTAACTATGCACCCCACTCAGCCTCTAGAGGCTGTAGTGCTAACTGCCATGGCAAGGAGGGGACAAGACGACAGGATGCACCCTTATTTACAGGGACAGCTTGCAGTTCAAGCTCCATACTTCTATGACGTATTGGGATACATTGCAATTGAAAATATCCCAAACCCAGACCCAACTCAGCTTCCTTATAAGGCAAGACGTATGTACGTCGAACGTACGGAGGAAGTCGAAGCAGGAGAGCGGGTTCAAGGCCGACTGGGCCAGATTGTGGAACAGGAAAACCTTGGAGTCGAGCGAATGCTTGAAATGATTTTCGGACCGCGTCCGGAAGAGAAAAAGAAGTCGAACACTTCGGCTTAAAACTATAGCGAAAGGAATCCCACTATGGGTTCACTAAACTGGGGAGACCTCGTCAAGGACGCCGGTGACATCGGCGGAAACTACGAGCCTCTTCCAAACGGCGACTACGACCTAAAGGTCATTGAAGCCTCAGCAGCAACTACTACTACTGGCAAGACAATGTTTAAGATTACTTGCGAGGTTCAGGGCGGTGCTTACAACAAGCGTCGAGTCTGGGACAATCTAGTAGTTTCTCCAGAGAACAAGAACGCCTTAGGCATCTTTTTCTCTAAGATGGCGGCCCTAGGACTTCCTAGGGAGTTCTTCACCAACAACAACCCTTCTAATGCTCAGATTGAGTCCCAAATTCTCAATAAGACATTCCGTGCCCAGATTGGAACACGGGTATATCAGGGTGACCCTAGGAACGAAATTAGCAAGTATTACGTTCTTAACGCAACTACTCCCGCTCCAGCTTCGGCAGAGGCTACCACTTCTGCAGAGCCAGCTGTAGCAGCTGCACCGCCAGCGCCTCCAGCACCTCCGGCGCCACCAGCGCCTCCTGCCCCTCCGGCAGCTACGTCAGCACCTACTGACGCTCCATTCTAAAAACAAGGGGGGTATCGGAGTAAACACTCTGATACCCCCCAAATAAGAATTTTAAATTATGTCAAAAATATTTGTTACGGGAACTAATGCGCCTCAGGCGTCGGAAACCGCTAACCAAAAAAATCTAAGTTTTGCAGGCGTGCTAGTCAGCAGTCTCAGAGAGATGGGGCATGAAGTTACTTGGACATCTCCAAGTGTTTTAATGACAGAAGATTCGCTTTCTAGTTTTGACAGCATTTTAGTTGGCGTAGGCCCTGTGACTAGCCTTGCTTCAGACAGAAGCTATGGAGTATTAAGTCTGCTAGCCAAGTTGTGGGGAAACAAAAAACTTTCTTTATTTACTGATGTCTCTAATCCAAAGCAAATAGAAGTATCTCTAAAGCAAGTAATTAATAATCCTGAAAAGTTAGTTAAAACTTTCTACTCATATAGAAAAGAATACTCAATCGTAAGCTCCAGTTTGGAGTACAGGCAGTGGTGCGATAGGGGACTAAAAGTTTTATTGGAAGAAGAATGGCCTGAAACTATTTACGCTTCGCTACCTTGGACAAAAGTAGAGCAGATAGGTCTCGCACCAAACGCAAAGAAAAATTTAGAAAGGGTAAATTTAGATTCGTTTTTACTTTCCGAAAAAGAAACCAGTATCGAAGATCGTCAGCAAAAATGGGTATTTGACCGCAAAAGTAGTTGGATAGAAAAAACTAGCAATAACTTGCTTTTGCCGGTAGTCCCGATGAAGCTCTCTAAGGCTTGGGATGACTCTATGGTTTACGAGCAGATAAAAAGATCTATTGGAGTTCTAATTTCACCAGATAAGAGAGAGGGAACTTGGTGGAGTTACAGGTATATTCAGGCTCTAAAGTCTGGAACACCTGTCGCAACAGATTGGACTGAATCTGGCGTGTTAGGGGAGGTGTGGCAACTTCTAGCTTCTAGTATAGAAAGCATGAGCCAGCAAAAAAGAGATTTAATTGCTACGGCTCAGCTGGAAAGTTATGTTTCTAACATACCAACTAGAAAAGAAATGTCAAGTAAAATTACTCAAATTCTTAAAATTAAGGAAGCATAATGCCAAAAATCAACAGAAACTGGGTTGAAGAGCAATTTATTCAGGCAAAAGTAAAAATTCCAGTCGGTAAGGCAGTTCTTGCAATGCTCGACGCTTGGGAAAAAATTTCTATTAGAAAGCAGGACATCGACGAAGCCCACGAGGTATTTGCAAAACTTTCTAAAGGACATGCACTAGTAGAGTCCGATCCGGAATACATCTGGGCAGATGCCCAGCCCGGACAAATTACCGTGGCAGATGTGATGCGTGTAAAAAATGACGCTTTTGAAGAAGAGCTTGGCACTATTCACAACGGCAGAGAAGGTGTAGTGGTAGCTATTAGATATGGAGACGTAATTTTTAAATCCACCGACGGCAGAGAGCCTATGTTAGATGGAGTTCACTACTCTCCATATAAACTACAAAAGAGAATCGGTAAAAAGTAAATTGAGAAAAAGAATCTACTTAACAATTTCTGGAAGTAGTGACAGGCAAATCTCTAAATTAGCTATCTTAGAGCTCTCTAAGTTTTTAGAATGCGACGAGTCAGAAGTAGAGACAATTTGCGACATAGAAATAGAAATTAAAGGCGAAGATGTCTCTAAAGACTATGTTGCAACGGTAATAGCAAAAATTAAGAAATAATTAGCTAACTGGCCAAACGTAATCGTAAGACTCTGGACGTATTCCAGTGTCTTCTGGCCAGTTAAATTGCGAATACCACTCGTAGTCTTTATTGAGAAGAGCCATTCGGTGGCTAGAGGAAATCTGGTCAAAAAGCTCTTTATCTTTCATCCATGATGGCAACCTGTGACTCTCTGCAGTAATAATCCCGAGCTTGACAGCTTGAATATAAGTAGTAATTGCTTTTTTAGCGATGGTGGACTTGTAGCCACGTTTTTCCCACTCCAAAACCATTCTTACTATGTAGGTTGTAAGAGCACCCTCGTGACCTCGCCACATCTTGACGGCGGGGTGGTTACGCCAGCCCTTAGCCGTGCGGTGATTGCCCTGTGGGTCCAGTTCCACAAGGTTCATAAGGATCTGCCAGCCCTCTAGGGCTTGCTTATTTAGTCTGGCACGGTCAAGCACCTGTGCAGTGTCCGCCGAACCAAGTAACGGTACAAATGTTTGCATAGCTATAAGGTAGCAGTGTTGAAAAGCTTTGTCAACTAGAACCCGAATGGTTTTGTAACGCTTTGCTTTACAGAGCCAAAAACCGTTACCACAAATGTGGTGCTGTCCATGTTTTGAGCAATATCGGCTAGGGTTTTAGCTTCAGGATATGAAACCTTTAGCTCTAGATTCACAGTGTCCTGTACGGACTCTTCAGGAAGGTTTAAGAACTTGCCAATTCTTTTAACGGCCTCTTCTTTAGCCTCGGTAATGTCGTCAGCCGAGATTTTAAACTCGAAAGATGTACGAACAACACTCATTATGACTTCCTATACCGTTTCTCTAGCTTGTATGGAGAGTAGTGAACTCCGTCTAGCGGCGGGGTTTTTCCGTCGTCTGCTTTAAAGATGACGTCTCCATAGCGGATCGCAACAACCTTTCCACGGCGGCCATTGTGGATGGTTCCAAGGTTGTCTTCGAAAGCGTTTGTCTTAACACGGACAATGTCTCCAACTGTGATTTGTCCCGGTTGGGCGTCCATCCAGATGTAGTCATCGTCATTCTCCTCAATCTTAAGTACGTGCCCTTGAGCCAACTGCGGGAACACAGTGAGTACTTCTTCGGTCATATTGTCACTTAGCTTCGGGATCTCGGCCCAAGCTTCTAGTAGCTTTAGAATAGCTTTTCCTGAGCCGACCTTTACTTTAGCGGCCTCTAGCTGCTCTACTACCCATTCGCGGTTAATTTCTGGCATTAGATTCTCTCCTTTACAGAGTCTAGCAGATTGGATTTTAATATGTCTAAAGCTTGCTCTTTTTCAGGTATAGCTGCAATGTAGCTTTGCCTCTGGGAGTTAGCCAGCATTTGGCGCTGAGCCTGATCATAGTCTTCAATATTATAAGCAAGAGCTGCCCAACTCGGGTCAAACTTATAGGTGTCCTGCCAAAAAGTAGCCACGGGAGTTCCAGTATTTATGGCTTGATACATTCTATAATTCCACCAAGTGCCAGCTTTTCGCTCCTGAGGAGGAAGCAGCAGCCCGACGCTGTTTCGAATAACCCCAAGGGCGTATGTGTCGTCAGTCTTTCGGCCAACTTTAGTGTTTGCCCTAGGAAAAGTTAATAGCTTCTCCTGGTCAGCAAACCAGGAGCTCTTGTGGTTCTCTACTGCCCACATGTCCCTGCGTCCGATTCTTGGGGGCTCTGGGTTGATTAGGTAGGAGTCTAGATTTATGCCAACCAAAGACTCAGGACCTACAAAGCTTAGAACCTCAGAAACTTTATCGTTAGTTATCCAAGGCAAGGAGGGGTAGATTATTTGAGGCCACTGTCCAGAATCTATCTTTTCTACAGCACTTTCTATAAGCCCCTTGTTCTTAGAAGCCTCGCTAAACTGCTCCCTCTTGGTGTAGAAAGACCCGAAAAGGATTCCGGGATCTCGCTGCACTGCTTTCAGGCTGTTTTTGTACTGCCACATCTGAGGGCTGTCAACAACTAGCTTTAGCTTAGGTGAATCGTACATGAGCCCTAATACGTGTAGGGCTCCAAAAATTTTATTAGCACTGAGCGAAGTTGGCGCTAGGAAGCCAAATACAATCGCATCAAACTGCTCTAGGTCTTTTCTTGTCCAAGACAACTTAGGAGACGCCCATACTACGTCAGCAACTTCAGATATGGCGTCGGCTAGAACAGCAAAGAAGGTTGTGTTAGAGGGCTTTGTGCAGTGGTTAGACCCCATGCCCGTAAAGAGTACCTTCATATATCTCCCTTAAAAGAAGGGGCACCCGAAGGTGCCCCCTCAGTTTTATTAAAAGGGCTCGCTAGTCTCTGACACCGGAGCTTCTGGAGCCGGAGCGGCTGCAGGAGATGGTGCAGGGGCTGGAGCGGGTGCAGGGGCTGGTGCAGCAGCTGCTGGAGCTGGAGCAGAAGCGCCTGCCTGGACTGGAGCAGTCGCAGGGTAGTAGCGAGTAATCTCGTTACTCATGGTGCCGTTGTAGGTGCGAGTACCGAGCTTACCTCGGAACTGACGACCCTGAAGGGCCTGCTCAATCTGAGCATTGGTTGGGTTGGCCTGGAAGAACTCCTTAGTAAGACCCATCGCTGAAGTCTTCATAAAGAACATGTTCATGGCCTTCGGGTTGTCAGCTGTAACTACCAGCTGGTCCCAAACGCGGCGGCGGTCGTGTGGACCACCCTGAACCTCGTTAGTGATCTTGTACATAGGCTTTCCACTCTGTGAAGTGGTGGCCTGAGCCTCGATCACCTTGAGGTCGTAGTCACCGTCTGGCAGAGGCTCGTAGTTGTTGCTAGAAGCAACGTCACCAGCCTGATTTACCAGGTCTGACCAGTTTACTGTTGTCATAAGTTGGCTCCTTAACTTGCCTTCTTAGTGGTTGAGGCCTTCTTCTCTCCGAAGACCATGTCCAGCATGCGTTCGACACCAAGGTCTTGCTGCTGTACTATTTTACCTAGACGTCCTTGGACGCGCTCACCAGCTTCATACTCGGGAGTACGCTCTACATACATGCGGCGTACCTTGTATGGGGGCTGCATTGGGTCAGGATTTGGCTCCGTCTCCACTGTGATAGCTCCTAGAACATCGTAGAAATAGGGGGCCTGAATTGCTAGCTGGCCCTGTAGGTAAGGACGGTATACGCCATCCTGACCCTTACGTGCCATAGCAGTCAGTACCACAGCCTCTAAAGGCTGGGTTGGGTGCATCGTTAGGTCACGGAGGTCACGAAGTAGTGCACCCATGTGGCGAAGTAGTTCGCCCCACTGCTGCATCTTCATCTGCTCTGTGCCTGCGATGTTGTCCATGCACTTGACCTGTAGCTCCGAGATGGAGTCAATGATCAAGGACTTGAACTGGTGCTTACCAGACTGCAGCCACTGGAAGGCTTTCATGACAACATCATATTCACGGACTGTAACAACAGCCGTGTCCCAGGTGCCGTCAGCTACCGGTGGTTCCTCAGTCATGGGGTCCCAATACTTAACGTTGATGGGCAGGAAGCGGTGTCCGCCCTCTACGTCGAGCATTAGGCGTGGGTATGGTGCCGTGACAGCAAAGGTTGACTTACCAACCTTAGATTCGCCATAAACCATAAGAGTTAAACTGCGATCTACGTCAGACATTACTCACTTCCCTTCTTATCTTCTATTCCGTAATAACCGTAAGGGTCGGAGACCTCAAACGCATCGCTAATCGCGGCCTCGGCGGCAGAACCATCGTCTACCAGAGGGCAAATAGCGAAGAATTGGCATTTCCACTTGCAGTCCCTAGTGGGGCGTGGATATGCGTGCTTATAGTGGCTCTCACCAGCATCTAGAGCACTGCGAACACGAAGAATGTCTTCGAGGGTGCCCTCTAGTCGCTGGAAGAACGAGCGGAGCGTAAATTGATTGTGGCGGACCTCGATCTGCTCATAGAAAGGAGGCTTAGCGTACTGACCTCGTTTAACCTTTCTAAGCATTGTAAAGATGCCACCCTCTGAACGCTCCCCGCCCTGATTCTGAGCCTCCTCTAAGGTCATGTAGGTCAAGATCTGCTCGTTCATCTGAGCCTGAGACCCAAAGTCGGCAAACGAGCCACCAACAGTCTTAAAGTCTCGGAACATGCGAACGCCGTCTAGCTTCCGGCGGACACGCATATCAATCTTTCCCTGGAGAGTTACTTTGCCGTCCATCATTGGACGCTCAATAATCTCTTCTGTTGAAATCATCTCAAGTTCGGCGTCAATGCCCTCAATCTCTACCCACTCTAGGTAGCCCTCCAGCATTACTCGGCCTAGCTCGGCTTCTGTCTCTAGGGTAGAAGTGTCGCGGAACTCGTCGTTCATCTTCTTCATATCCTCCGCTACCAGCTCAGCGTGAGCTTCTAGCAGGGGCTTACCCGTTGAGTAGTACCTGTCTAGCGCCTCGTGAATACGAGATCCTAGAGCAAGTGCTCCAGTAAAGTCTTGCATCTTTGGACGCAGCCTGCGGTAGTAGGTAAACCACCAGCGTCTTCTGCAGTCCTTCACTTAAACGTTTGAATTTCAGAGTTACTAATTCTGATAGCTTCAGACGTCATAGGGCACCACCTCCTTTTTCTTGCAGCTTTTTTAAAGCTCGCAACTTGTGAGACTCACTGATTTTTGCTCTAACCTCTGCAGATCGAGGCTTACCTCGATTTACCTCCGCAGCTTTTGCTATAGCCTCCTCAGAGGGTCTGTATCCATTTTCTTTGTGTTTTTCGCTCAAAGAACGTTTAGTCTCTTCAGTGTGTGGGGTGTGGTGCCCACGGGTGTCGCTAGAAAGAAGAGTCTCTCGGTCGGTCTTCCAGAGGTTCTTAAAGTGATGACCATTGTGGCAAAGTCTATGACAAGGCTTTAAGTTTGTCAAATCATTATTAGTCTCATCGTGATCTTCGTGATGAACTATGACTTCTGCAAAAACAACTTCGTCTTTACAAAAAAAGCACTTGTAAGGACCAGGGCCGTTGTTTGCAAAAAATATTTCTCGGTACTGGGTACGCCTTCTCCGCTTGGGGCCTCCATTAGAGCATGCTTTTTCGTGAGCTACTAATGCTCCCCCGGGGACTTTAAGCTCTCCGCAGTGGCTACATGGGACGGAATTTTTTAGACTCATTTAGGCAATCCGTCTTTCAGTATTGATAGTAGTTTGTCTTTATCCCTAACTATCTGCTCGAAGTTGTCTGCCTTAGTGTCAAGAGCTTCGATAACTCTCTCCTCTATGGTTCCTTCGGTCACATAATCAGTGATTAGTACGGAGTCGTGTATCTCAGAACCAATCCTGTGAACACGGTCCAGAGCCTGCTTGTAATCAACAAGAGACCATGGCCTCTGAAGCATAACAAGTCGGCGTGCTGCTGTCAAGGTGATTCCCACACCGCCCGCTTGGGCAGTAAAGAGTATCCACTTGAGCTTTCCAGACTGGAAGTCATCAACAGCCTGCTGACGCTCGTACTCGTTCTGAGCACCAGTGATGAGGCCGTGCCTAATTCCTTCTTTATCTAGACGAGCACTTAGTAGCTCTATGAGCTGCCTAGAGACAGCACAAACAGCTACCTGATCTCCTTCGTAGTCTCCGTTCTTAATGTCATCCATAAGAGCATCGACTTTACAGGAGGGGTCTGACAATTTAACAGTTTCTTTTCCAAGCTCGTCCACTTCGATTTCGGCATAAGCGCTAGCAAACTGAAGTAGCCGCAACGTCTGGGTTAGCGGATTTGGTGCTACAAGAACCGTGCCGTCGTCTTCTGTCTGTCCTTCGGACTGCAGCAAAACAATCATGTCTTCTAGCATTCCTTTGTACGCCTTTAGCTGCCTTGGGCCCATCTCAACGTCGCGGCGGGCAGTAATGACCTCTGGTAGCCAAGGAAGCACCTTGGCCTTCAACATGCGGCGCATACGGGGGTTGATTCCCGCGTAAAACTCTTGCTCTAGCTCTGGCTTAAGGCCCAGAACCATCATCCCGCCGAATTGATTCGGTATGGTGTTTACATACCTGTCAATCCACTTAGTTCTAGTTGGCCACTCTTTTTCGTCAAGCCAGTGCATGATAGGCCAGAGATCCACAACGTTGTTTGCAATAGGGGTTCCAGTTAGGGCAAAGCGAATGTCTGCGGGTCCGGTAGCTGACCAGAGAGCCCTAGTTTGCTTAGAGCTAGGGTCTTTGGAGCGGTGAATTTCGTCAGCAACCACAGCTTTGAAATCAATCATGTTTAGCTCGCGCTGGTGAACTTCACATCTAGTCTCTGTAATTCTAGAGTCGTGTCCACCGCAGTCGTTGCAGCGTGCAAGAGCAATAGAACCGTAGCTTTGCAGCCTTGAGTGCCCTCTTAGAGACTCCCAGTTGATTACATAGACCTGAGCCTCATGCTCGAAAGCTTTCCTACGCTGAGTGGCGGAGCCTTTAATAATCTGAACATCTAATCCTGGCCACCACTTCTCGAATTCACGTGCCCAGTTGCTTTTTAGAGTGTTAGGGCACACGATAAGCATAGGAAACATATCCTCGCCATTGTCGTGAAGTCTTTTAATAGCCCTAATGGCCTGAGCGGTCTTTCCGAGCCCTGGCTCGTCCGCTAAAAGTGCTCTGCGAGCTTTAGAAAGAAACTCTACGCCAGCTCTCTGGTGCGGAAAAAGGTCCTGGTCACCCTCTTCTAGGGCTTCCACGTCTCTTAGAGCATTGCTAGGGTCAATTCTTGACGCACGCTCGGTTCTAGCCCACTCTGCAAGCTTAGGGCCTATCTCCAATGCCTCGCCAAAAGTAGATCGCAAGGAGACGCAGCCAGTCCAAGACACCGGAATAGTCCAAATTTGCCCGTTTGAGTCCCATTTAGACCCTGGGAGTGCCTTACAGATCTCTTTTAGTCGGTAAGGCGCTCTAATCACTATCTTGTCTTCGGCTTCGGTCAGTTCTACATAAACCGTGTAACCAGACATTTGTCTCCGTTCGTCGTTACGTATCTATATTATCAGAAAAACACCGCTAGGGGCTTATTTTTTGATAATAACTAAGAATTTATCAGTTTTATTGGCTTCCAGCCCGTTTTTACAAGCTTTAAGAGCCCGTGGCGGATTGCATCTAGGGCGTGTCCCTCACCTCCAACATGCCAGTAGCCAAGTTTTTTCAGTTTTGGATTGTCAAACATAGATTTTGCATCCGCTGGCGATTGAAAGTAGATATCGTTCATTGGACGACCGCTATCGAGCAAGCACTGCTTCAAAATACCGATTTGCTCTAATGAATATGGAGCCTGAGAGTTCCTAACAGTCTGAGCATTGATAATAAATCTTTCGCAGACTATATCTAAGTGCCCACGCTTCTCAGGAGCCCATAGGACGCTCCGTACGGCCTCGGCAAACTCCTCTGCCTGTACTTCTTTAGACCACTCTAAAACCGGATCAGAGCCCTCCTCGCGGCTAAATAGGGCTATTCCTGTAGCTTTCCCGGGGTCTACAGCTAAAACGTAATAAGTCACTAGTATTTTGCTCCCCAGCTCTCTAGAGGCCCGTCTGCATCAGCAGTTAGCGGCACTGCCCAGCCTGTGGTTGTTGTCATACATTGCTTGACCAACTGCTTAATCTCCTCCGCATCTTCGCGTGGCGCGTTGAGAACTATTTCATCATGGACCGGCACAATTAGCAAGTCTGTAAGGTCGGCTTGGTCAAGTTTTATTAGATTTGCTTTAAAAACTTCAGCAGCCCCGCCCTGAATAAGGTAGTTAACGAGGGTATAAACGCGGTCGTCGTCGCAAGGAAGTCTCCGGCCCGACCAAGTTTTGACGTAACCAACACCCTCTTCTTCTAAAGTTCTCTCTCCCTCTTTTTCAATCTTTCGCTGAAAGACTTGCATTCCGGGAAATCTTTGATCGAAAGCATTTGACACAGACCGCATCTGCTCTTCAGGGACGCCCGCAGTGATTGCCTGCTTAGCAACACCAGCACCGTAGAGACGACCGTAGACAACGCCCTTGATGAGAGCACGCCGTTTGTCTGATTTTTGCATGCCAGGCTCATTGTAGATTTCACGGCCAATCTCTGTAAAAGGGTCGGACCCGGTGGCGTCGGCTTTTAGAAAGAGTTGAATTAGATTCGGGTCTTTGGACAACGACGCGAACATTCGGAATTCAACCTGGTCGAGGTCGGAAGTAATAATTACGTGGTCGTCATCCTTCGGAAGAAACGCACGGCGGACGGTGTCGTCACCCTTAGGTAAAGTCTGCAGAGCGGGGTTCTGGATAGACATACGTCCCGTGCGAGCGCCCATCGTATTCACGGACGGGTGAACAAAGCCGTCAATGTTGTCATTAATAAAGTTTGCAAAGTATGTGCTTGCAAGCTTTCCAGCTTTCCGATAATTAAGAGTGGTCTCTGCTAGCTGCCTAACCTCGGGATTACCATCGCGAACAAGCATCTTCATTTGATCGGCAGAGGCGGACTTTTGCCCTGAGGCAGTTCTTTCGTCAATCTCTCCGCCGAGATCTTCCAGCTTTTTAACCAGCTGCTGGTTGCTTCCAATGGATATGTTGTAAGTACTGGACGCCCACTCTCTGACTTTCTCCGTGTAGGCGACTAGTTCATCGTGCTTTTTTCTAGAGTAGTCCAAATCTAGCCTCGCCCCGTTGAGCTCCATTTGGGTAACAATGCGGCGAGTGTTCATCTCTAGTTCGTAGGTGTAGCTAAACTCTCGTCCAGGGGCACACTTCTCCCAGAACTGGTTAAAAATTCTCATAGTAAGCACGGTATCTAAAGCACCGTAGGCCCAGTAAGGCTGGAAAAGATAAGGAACCGTGCCCCAAGTCCAGCCGTTATCTGTCAGCCCTCTATCCAGCTCGGCCTGCAAGTGGGCGGCTAGCGGGTCAATCTTCTGTTCCGTAAGCTTTTTAAGAGCACCAGTGCCAAGAGGATCAATGATTTTGGCCATAATCATCGTGTCGTGGGCGCGGTGCCAAGGAATTCTCCAGTCGGAGTGAATCTCGAACCATTTAGCCTCGAAGGCAATGTTGTGGCAAACTATCGGACCATTAAATTGGTCCATTGTGTCGTAGAAGACACCTTTCCACTTGTCCCACGGAATAGACCAGCCGTGTTGGGCGTCGCCGACTTGAACTAGGCGTAGCCGACCGTGCCACGGAGATAGCGCGTGGGCGCGAGGATTTCCAGGGAGCTCGCCGGTCTCGGTGTCAATGGCAATAGCATTTAGTGGACGCCGCTCACCCAGCCAACGCTTAAAGTCGTTAGCGGTTTCTAAGCTATCAACTAGAGTGAATTGAACTCCATCTAGTCCGTTTGTCATTTAGGTCTTTCGTTCGTCGTTTTGGTTTAAGGAATTATCTCATAGTTGTAGACGGTAGCGATATTTTTGTCTACTTTAGCTGCCTCCTGCATCAGCCGCTGAGCGACACTAGTTAAATAACGAGCACCATTTTCATCATACTTGTAAAGTGCATCTAGAACTGCATCTGATTTTTCACTGATCTGGGCCCAGTAGCGATACTTTTCTGGGAAGACCAAGTCAATCATGTCATCTGGCTCGCAAAGCTCGCAAGGGATAGCTCCCGGTTCCAGTTGGGTGTTGGACTTTTCACTGAGCCCGTACTTTTTTACTAGAGAGCAGGCTGCCCCGTGGAAGACGAGTGATACGCCTATTCGGGCAAGAATATATGAACCAGACTCGGTTCGGTAAAGCTCAAACTCGATCCAGCGGAAAGCCCCCCTGCGTTGCGATGTAGATTTAGCAAGCAGGGTGCCGTTGAACTGGAGAGTTCTGTCTCCGTCTTTGACTTCTAGCATTACGTCGTTCCTTCTAACGTAGCTATTCTAGCCTCTAGTTCAGAGTTCCTCTGGGACAGCTCTTGTATTGCTTTAGTTAGGTATGGAATTAATTCGACGTGATTAAGAGTCAAAAGGGGGGAATCAGCAAAAGAGCTAGTATCAATGTTATCACTATCGGGAACTAGCCCAAGATTCTCGTCTACAATCGTATATGTGCTGCTAGGAAAGATATTTTGAACATCTTGAGCCAAGAACCCAGAATAAATTTTGTCATTATCGTCAACTAAACTGTTGAAGGTAACAGGATTTAATTGTTCTACAACAGAAAGACCGTTTGCAATGCTAGAGATGTCGGTCTTAATTCTGGAGTCTGAAGAGACTAATTGAATCACTGAAATATTATTTGAGCGCCTAAGATTAGCTGCACTAGTAGTCGTACCTACTCCCATTAAGATAAGCCCGCTACTGTTAAAAGTTCCACCGTATGCGGTTGAACCTCCAAGAGAGACGCCACCACCCATGCTGATTCGCCCACCAAAACCACTATCAATAAACAAACTCCCTGAGGTGCCAGTAATGTCCCCAGCTAGAGTTCCGCTACTGTTGTATATCTCTAAGCTGTTGTTGCTACCACTTAGTTGAACTCTTTGGCCGCTAGAAGATGTTCTAATTGTCCCGCCAGTAAGGGTTCCAGCGACAGTGACATTATCTAGGTAGGAGACACCATTTGAATAGAATCTAAACGAGGTCCCGCCCCCGCCATCAAAGGAAACAATTCCAGGATTTGGGTGGTCTTTTCCTCTAATCTCGATACGAGCCGTTCCCGCATCTCCAGTTTTAATTATGTTAGATAGCGTAAGGTCAGACTCTAGCTTAGCGGCAGTAATCTGATTAGCGGCAATTTTTTCTGCAGTAATAGCATTAGCTGCTAATTTATCTGTTTCTATTGCCCCTGCGGATATTTTTACCGCAGTAATGGCGCCCGCATTAATTTTGTCAGCAGTTACAGCGTTTGTAGTAATCTTGTCGGCAGAAATAGACCCGGCTGCAATGGTCGCCGCTGTGACCGCATTGGCACCAATTTTTCCAGCAATAATAGAACCGGCTGCAATTTGATCTGCACCTATAGCGTTAGCTGCAATAGCAGACTGAACAACAACATCACTTCCAAACATGTTAGAAGCATTGATTGCACCGCTTGCAAGAGCTCCTGCAGGAACAACTCCGCCGTTAAATGGCCAGTTGCTTAACGTAGAGTTTACAATGTCGGCATCTACTAGGGGGGACACCTGAGCAGATACAACACCTGAAGGGTCGCTTTCGAATCCAGAAGTATTTACTACAGTTATTTTTATATAGTAAGTGGTGTTATAAGTTAAATCGGTAAGAACATCAAATCCGCCATCGCTACCCCAGACCCTAACTGATTTAGCTAGATTAGAGGAAGAGGGAGTAAACGAGCCCGACGAGGTGTCGACATAAATTCTTAGCAAAACAACGTCCGCGGGCGCTGCTGTGGTGGTAGAAGGTCCTGTTTTTAGGTTTCCATCCCATGTAACCGTTATTGTTCCCAGCCTGCTTGTAGCGACTGGATTTGTCGGAGGATAGAGATCAATATCGCCAGTTAGCTGGTCTGTTGTGTGGCTAGCTGTAGCCGCGGTCGAGTCCTGCAACCCGCTGTCATAAGCATAAAGCTCAAAATAGTAAGTAGTTCCCTGCTCCAGAAGAGCGTCGTCATCAAAGGTGTAGCTGGTAGCGCTTGGATTTCTTACATCTTTTTCTCTCCAGTCTTCGGACACGCTCCTACGCCACCTAATCCGATATCCTAAAAGATCTGTAAGTGGGTCACCCGCCGCGGTCTGTGTTGGCGCGGTCCAAGACAAAGTTACCTTAGAGTAAGGAATGTATTGAGTAGTGCTTACGGCAGGAGTATCAGAAATGCTAAGACTTGTTGGCGGTGCTGGAGGATCTCCGTCTTGCGCTGGATCGGACACTGTAGAGTAGTCAACCCATCGAATACCGTCCCAGTAGTAAATCTTATTGTTGTTACTACTAGCCCATGTCGAGCCTTCTGGCAAGTACTCTCGTGCCACAGGAAAAACGTAAACATCAGCAGATGGTGCAGTAGCAGGGACGGGTGTGTCTACTCCGGCTGAAAGGGTGTAGACAATAGTGTTACTAGTAACGCTATCTATTTCAAAAAGACCGTCAAGCCCGTAAGCTCTGGAATCTTCGGCAAAAATATCTACAAAAATGATGTCGCCAGCTACAAACTTATGGTTGGCGTTCATAGTAAGCGTAACCGTTGTAGCGTTTATCTCGTAAGTGTCTACCAAACGGCGGGTCTGCAATCTTTTTCGAGTACTCCAAGTTGTAGGCGCTACAGTGTCTGGCTTAAAAGAGTAAGTATTAGAGATAGTTACGCCAGAAAGTTGATCGTTAGTCGGATCATGGTCGTAACTATCACGATCGGTCCAAGGAGGAGTGTCGGTCTCCTTTACCTCAAAAGTGCCATCAACATCTATATCTTCAGTAGAAGTTCCGTGAATTCCACTAACTTCTATAGTTTCGCCAATTTCTAGACCTAGGTCTGCTTCTAAGTAAATCTCTACTCGGTCCTCGCTCGCCCCCGTGAGTTTTTTAGGGTAGACGTAGGCGTCGTGAATTTTTCTAAACTGAGCAGGAGCAGCTCCGCTCACCACCGTGGATGGTGCTATCCCTGGAGGGGCAATCTCGACTGCAGATTGGATTTGGTCAGAGGTTAAAAGATTTATTGGCCTAAGCTCGACACTTCGTATACGCTGATCGAACCTGCCCATTAGAGTGGTTAATTTTCTGCGGCGTCTTCTAGCTCCCATTGAAAACCTTCCCGTCTCTGACAACTGCGTTTGTAGGTGAATCAAACGACACAGCCTCTAGCTCTACTTGAACTTCTTCAGGATAGCTAGGAGTGTCCGGTACATTGACAGAAAAACTTATAATTCTTCTTATCAAAGCGCCGCTATTAGAGAAGAAGTCCGCCTCGTAGTTACTTTCAGCACGTAATCTTACAAAATCGTCATTAAGTATTACGGAGCACCAATCTCCAGGATTATAGCTTCCTACTTCAGGTTTTGCGGAGCCGTTTACTGAAATTATAAACACACCCCCTGGAGGAATAGAGTTTGATAAAATTTGAACGGACTGCCGCCACAACACATCTTCCTCGGCGCTGTCAATTTCATTTACCTCATCGAGTATTGGCCAACCTTGACGAAGAAGTCTGTAATTGGTAGCGGCCGAATACGGTTGACTAGCACTCGAACTTAGGCGGCTATCTTTTCCTTGCACAAAAGCTCTAGTGGCTGAATCATCGGCGGTCTCTTCGAATTGAGCCTCTATAACATTTCCTGGATATTCAAATACAATTTGGTCAGCTCCATATACACTAGGGGGAACCTCATTGCCGCCAACCCCATTTGCTTCCATATAGTTAATTACATCTTGGGACTGAATTTCTACTATTTTAAACAACTTTTTAAAAGAATCTGTAGCAGCATCATACTCGCAGTCGACGCGATA